TCAAAGCAATTGGTAACGCAACATGGGCTCCTGGGTAGAATCCTACCCTCTGACTATAATCAAACATTTCACCTACGTAGCCTAGGCTTTGGTAGTAGTAGGAAAAATCATTACGAGTCAGGGTAAATGTTGTGCCTAGTACACTCCCGACAAATGGATTCATCTCTATGTTGGGTAGGAAGGTTGGCTGATAGCCATTCTCACCATAGTCTTGATATTTGCCCCATGCAGCTGGAAGACCAGGGTGACGTAACGCGGTTCGGGATAGATAAAACCACCTATACGCCTGGTAGCCCCAGTATGGATATAACATCTTCATCGTTGCACCTATTATGTTCTGGTTGGTGTAATCGGCAAAGGCTTTGTAGTAGTCCTTGAGTGCATCATCTAGGGAGAGTTGACGAAGTTGGAGCCAGTCAATATCAGATACAGCCTTTCCTTCACCAATGAGTTCTCGTCTACCCTCAGCACATTTGTCTATCCAAGCGTGCAGGGCTCTCTCATCATCAGGGCTTAGAGCATGACGCATCTTCAAACCTACCAACTCGTGCTTCATACCCTCGGCTTGTTGTAGAATCTTCTGAGCCGCTATGTCCATCTCCGGGTTCATTCTTGCAGACCTGAGTATATCATCATAGACCTGGCCTATCTTCTCCTCTGTGAAGCCTTTGAACAGATTTGGCCTACTATCTGCGGTCTGTTTTACTAGCTGAATGAAATATGGTTTTCCATGCAGGGAGATGTTATCCAGTAAGCCTGAACTCAACCCGTCTATATTTACTCCAAACACATCCGCCACGTCTTGGATTGATAATGCCCTTGCCTCAGCGTTGACTGGGTTGAGTTTGGGCTCAGGCAATCCATGATACAGTTTGGATAGATTGGCTCTGGTCACAAACTCTCCAGCACTGGGTATAGCGGATTCATTTTGGTAGTTTGTCCATATTTCATTACGGTAATTCCTTAAGGCGGCGTATTCTTCTGGAGTTCGGAGAGCCTTAGGCAGAGAGAAGAAATCATCCAACAACTGACCATCCTGGGCTAGGGTGGCATCTCTAATTGCGTTACTTGCACTTGACCTTTCCAACACAGCTTTCATAGCAGCTCTCTGTTTGGCTGTGAGTTTTCCTGAATTATCTAATAACTTTGCTCTGACGGATTCCAGACTTGCATTTATATCAGCCATCGTGTCCATCAGGTCTTGACGGGCTTTTCTCCACATTATGTCTATTTGTCCAAACTTCTTTGCATTATATAACAGGTCAGCTTCTTCCATAGCCTGTGACATTAGTCTGTGTGGAATAAACGCCGCAGTCTCAGACATGGTTTCGTAGTAGGTAAATATTTCCATTAACTCGGACCTTTTGTTAATTGGTGTGGTATTTATCATATCACTTAATTCACGGAATGAACGGCCTACCTCAATTGGATACTGCCTTAAATCATCAACGGCGGCTTGGGAAACCTGCTTAACAAAGTCAAGTATAGTATCATCATTTTTGAGTGGTAGACCTTCATGTATTAGCTGTTCACCAATAGCTCTTGCCCGAGGAGATATGTAATCTGCCTTCCTCAATATTTTCAATATCTCACCTTGAAGCAACGACCCGTCAGTCAGCACTCCTTTTAATCCCAGCACTTCATCAACACTTACGGTCAAGCGACGAAACATCTCCTGCTCTAGCTCATGTTTGGACAAACCTAAACTGTTTCTACTTAATTTGGGTGCTCCCCTTGTCAAGTTCTTAAATGCAAGGTTGATGTCCATTCCAGACACATTTAATGCACGTTCCGCAAGATAATGACTCATCTTCTCCATAACAAAATTACGGCGATAGGCATTACCTAAATAGTCAGACATCTCAACCCAACGACGGCCAGTCCATGCAAGTGGGTCTTTACCTGCTAACCAGCTTGGGATATCCCATCCAGCTAACTTCTTTGGTATTTTCTTAGATGGTAGAAGAGTAATTGCTCCAGCCCTTCTACCACTAATAGAGCCGAACATACCAGCAATGTCAGAAGCTGTTTTCCCTGTTAGTGCTGGGTCATTGAGTAGACCTGCAGTCATTCTGGTAAACGCCTCAAACTTTGATAGTCTTGGAACAACACCCTCAATTAGACTTACAGCTATCCCCTCAAATGCGTTCCATATTGGATATGATATACTACCTAGGTTGGCCTCAGCCAGAGTCTTAACAAAGAATCTGTCTAAGGTTTGTCTCCATCTCCAGCTCTCTATCTTATCAACTTTACGTATTAGGGATAAGGTCATTCCCTCAAGAAAGCTGCCAGAAGCTTGCTTACCAGTTTCTGTTAACTCAACTACTCTTTTTCTCTTACCTACCATATAATGTAGCATTCTAGCAACTGGCTCAATCTGTGCATTTTTACCTATTCCTGTCACTATGTCAATGTCTATACCCTTTTTCTTGTTAAATGATGGGATTTCCTTAATCAATTTAGTTATGTTCTCTGGTGTCTCATCAATGTTTAATGCTCTGGCCATCCTCTTAGCATTTGAGGATTGGCTTCCTACCTTATTCATAAAGTCGTAGATTATCTGGTTCACCTCGGATACTATTGGACTGGTAATGCCTTCTCCACCCAAATCGGATAGTAATCTTCCTCCATGACTCCTACTCCATATCCCTATTTCCTTTTCGGTCATCGGAGCTTGTTTGGTTAACATTCTACCTAACTCAACTAACACATCACCATCCAGTTGTGGGTTAGCTAAGTGAGCGGCTCTTGCATCGGTTAATGTTTTAATTGCATCGGCCACGCTTAATTTCTCAGCTATCTTTCCTGTTTGTCTATAGGCCGCAGCATAAAAATGGTTAATCAATTCATCGGACTGCCTCTGTGCTAATTGTTTGGTGGTAGTCGGCATACGTCTAAGATTCCATTTAACTATGTCAAATGGGAGGTCCAACGCAGAGTAGATACCTTTATTAAATGAGATTAGCTTATCACCAAATGACGCTATCTTTGCCAGTTTAGGAAGTCCAGTACCAACTTTGGTTAGAACCATCCCAGTCTTTGATAGTCCCCATCCTGGAATATATGTTATTGGGTCAAAAGCTATTTCCATTACTAACTTCAACCACATTGGTAAGTCATATTCTTCCCAACTCTCACCAAATGCCTGCCAGACATTTATGCCTGCGGCACGTTTTTCCTTGAATGTTTTTTCTATTTCCCATTCACGCCAAAAAATGGCTTTAGCTATGCCTTGAGTTATCATGCCTGTCATTGGATTGGTAACATTTGCTATGTAAGGTTTCATGAACTCTGCAAATTGCTGCATAGGAGATTGAACTGTGAAATATACCTTCTCCCAAAATGTCTGGTCTGGTATCTTCCAGTCAGCAAGACCATTCTTCACATCTGCTATCATTTGTTCCTTTTCCAAAGTTGCATCACGGATTAGTCTTACCATCTCGTCTATGTCTAAGGCCTGGTTAACAGATTCTGATGGTAAACCACTCAACGATGCTATACTAAGGACTTTATCAGCAGTCATATCTTCAGGCAGTTTGGCTATAGGTCTTGATAAACTCCGTACTATTGCGTCTATTGTCGCTTTTTGGATAGTATTCGGTGCAACTCTTTGAGACGGCTGCTCAAGGAAACTCCTTACAGCCTCAACATCACCCTCATCTATATCTAACCAGTCTGGTACTTCCTCACGTTCTCTGGTCATGGAAGATATCGCAACTCTAGCATCAGCAATGTCATCTTGGGTGAGGTAGGTTCCAGATTCACCTGTTATGTTAAGATAATCCTCATACGTGTTAACCCTTCCTGAACTGACAAGTATTGGTAGATTGCTATACATATCAACAAAGAATTTTGCCCGAAGTGAATTATCAAATGATGTGGCTACTTCCTGTTTGTATCTGGTTTCAATTTGTTCGGGAAACTCAGTCTGCAAGGAACCGATAAGTGGTTGTCCACTTGTAATGTGTCTCACTGAACCAATGACACCTAGCAGTGGATGGATAGCTCTGGTAAACATATTATCCCATAGACTTGTTCCTGGCTTGATTAGTTTTGAGCAGAATATTCCCTCAGGTTCCGGAATAGGTTGAGGTTGGGAGTAAATATCCAGTTGTTGTTGCCACCATTTTTTACTCTCACCGAGTTCGGTAGGTGAAGGCTTAACCTCTAATTCTAACCTTCTCTCACTTGTCATTTATACTCTCCCTAAACCTTCAATAGGTGCGGTAGCTTCCCTGACTGGGAAGGCCTCTCTGGCTATGGATTGTTCAGCAGCAGATTGCATTGAATTGGCTTGCACCTGTTGTGGAGCTGGTTGCCCACTTAACTCACCTTCCAATGATACTGCCAGTTTATCGTATAACACGGCGGAGTTCTCATCACCGACTTCTCTCAGGACTCTGGCCTGTTCACGGTAAGCAATAATCTGGTCCACTAAAATGGCCTTAGGGTGAGATAATGCATCCTCAGCACGCAAATCTGCCTGTGCTTTGACTGTGTTCCTTATCTCTGGGAAAAGTTTTTCCATTACCCAGGCTTCTGGAAGTCTGAATTTCGGATTTAACATACGACTTACTGTTGCCCTTTGTACTAGGTAGCCGGGAATCTCCACATCACAATTTACGTCAAATAGTATTTCTTCACTATCAGGGAGTAGTTCAGGCATTTTAAATCTATGTGGGGTAAATCCATTCTTCATTATCATATCAATCCAAAAATTATCCACATCAGTACGCATACCCTGGATGGCATCCTTGAATGGAGTTAATACCTGCATTGATGCTGATGCTATGTTTGCCATTGCAAGGTAACTCATTTGTTGTTGGACATTCCCAAACACAGCCCAGGGAAACATTCCTCTTTGTAATTCGTTTTGGTAATGGAATAAAATATTCGTTAACTCTACTGGAATTGGTACTCCCTGCAAAGGTCTCACATCTTCACCTGGCTGTCCATGCAATATACTACCCCATCTGTTCATAAGGTTTTCCGTTGCTATAGGAGTTTCACCACTAGACAACTCTAACCAGTGAGGTTGAGCGGCGGTTCTGGCTGCCTGCTGCATGAAACTCCTCATTTTATTATAATTCAATATCAGGTCCTCGTTAGTCCCGACAATGCTCTCACCATAATGTTGTTGCCATAGTTTATTCTTTTTGATGCTGCCCATGTCTGGTAGACCACCTGCAGGACTGGTGAATATTGGAATTCTACCAACCTTTGTGCATGGTATGTCCTTGACTGGATTCTTGACAAAGCGGTTATCCAGAACTATCGCATTACTTACATCACCATCCGAGTCAAATGTCCATAAATCATACAGATATACTTCTGTGGTTATTGGTCGTGTGTACTCCCAACCCATTGATTTTATCTTTTTCATGGCAGCAACTGGACTCAACGTATAGACATGGGCATGTTCCACTAAACCATCTGGACCGAATCCGGGAAAACAATCTGCCGGAGACCACACTTCCGCCCAAAGTTCTTTATCTGTTACCATTGCAAATACACTGTACCAGCCTGTGGAAAGTAACCACCCAACAAATTCACCAATCCAGCTTTGTCTACCAACACTTCTATATCTTTTTTCTTGGTTACGCCATCTCTCGGAAATGTATTTCTCAAGGTAACTGGTACCCACAACAAATTCTGGTGTAAGTTCAGTTGAGTCTATTTTATCCGCAATGGTCATTGTAGTTAATAGATGCTTGGCAAGGTTGTAGCCAGTTCGTGGGTCATTACTAGCTACGCTTTCCATGCCATCCTGTTCCAACTCATCAGTCAACATGAGGATGTCATACCAGTCCTTAAACTTTTTGGTTCTGGTTGACCAATCATTCTTGAGTGTATTACATCTATCTATTACATATTGAGGACTTACTGGCATGTTTACCTCCTTTATTTGGTTTCATCACGACTTTTGAACCAGTACACTATCAGGCCGGTGGCAAATGGTACATAAACCTGTGCCTCTATCCTGTTTAGGATGAATCCTACACTTACTATTATGACAAGTATGGAAATTATTATAGGTCTAATCCATTTCATTCCTATCTCC